ACGAGATAGGACACGTTCTTTTAGGACATCCTGAAGACATACACGAATACAGGGCAACCAAAAACGTGTGCGAAGCCGAAGCAGAAAGCGTGTCTTATCTCACCATGGCTTGCTTGGGACTACACACCGAAACAACCAAAGGACATTCATCACGCTATATCAAATCTTGGCTAGAAAACCCTAAGAACGATATGCGCCTGAATAAGGTTTTTAAGGCCGTGGACGACATTTTAAAAGCTATGGCACAAGAACCTAAAGAACTACCTCAAACCCTCAGAAACGCAGCCTAAAGGAACAAGAATCATGATCACTTTAATCGTCCTTATTATCAACATGGCAAATGTTGAACCTGAACAAACAATCCACACACAAAAATTCACAACAAAAGAACAATGCGAAAGCGTAGGAAAAGAAATCCTCCTGATGGAATATGAACAGCTACAGAAACGAGGAGCACTGAACAAAGACAAGAAAAACTATCAGATCAGCTATAAATGCGTAAAATAGGGAGAAAAAGCGAAAAGAAAGCGAAAAAAAGACGTGAGAAAGAAGCGAGAAATAATCTCATAAAATTGTATCTTTAATTTCTTTCTGGTTTTTTTGACGAAAAATTGCCTTATGCTTTTGCATAGGGCTTTTTTTTGTTTTTGTTGTGTATTATATACATATAAGAAAACCTAATTATGGATTGCAAGATGGTATCAAAAACGCCCGAGATCACGCGCAGGGCTGGACGGCCTACAGGCAGCACAAAGAAGAAATACTTAACGCCGCAACGTATGCAGGACGTGGAAGACACTCTCACATTGTTAACCGGCAAAGCATACGAAGACAGCCCGACAGTGCCTAAAGGATGGGACGTTGAGAAATGGGCAGAGAACGCTTGCTATAGAGCAACGCAGGTGGTGTGGGGCATTCTTAACGAAAAGGACTCTGATAGCCTCACAGCCGCCCAGATCATCTTTAGGCTTGCCAAGAAGCTAGAGAGCAAGAACGCATCCAGACAGGCCGTAGAGGACACCATTAACGCTCTAGCAGCAATCAAGCATGTGATCGTAGATGCAAAAATTGACCAAAGCCAAAACAGCTAAAGCACGCGCACCCAAAGCAGAGATGCCAAAGGTGGAAGAGATAACAGGGCGCACGCTTGACATCCCCGTTGCTAGGGTGTTTCAGCCTCTCTTGCAGCCCGCACGATACAAAGGTATTCACGGCGGCAGGGGATCAGGTAAATCAACCTTTGCAGCACAGGCCGTGGTGACGCAGTGTCTTTTTCGCCCTGGATTGCGTGTGGTGTGTGTGCGTGAGACGCAAAACAGCTTGAAAGAATCGGTTTACCAGTTGATTGTGGACCAGATAAACAAGCTAGGCGTTGCCTCAGCGTTCAACGTGCAATCGTCGCGCATTATCACACCCGGAAATGGATTGATTATCTTTGCAGGGATGCAGGACCACACGGCCGAAAGTATCAAATCTCTTGAAGGCTTTGACATTGCATGGTGTGAAGAGGCCCAAACCATGTCAAGCAGGTCACTGGAGATATTGCGGCCAACCATTCGAAAGATAGGCAGTGAATTGTGGTTTACGTGGAACCCAAGAAACGCCAGTGATCCAGTCGATCAACTCTTGCGGTGTGAGAATCCACCAAAGGATGCCATTGTCATCAAGGCCAACTACAACGACAACCCTTGGATGCCCGATGTTCTAAACGAAGAGCGGCTTTATGACCAGCAATTCAAACCAGACAGATATGGCCATATATGGCTTGGTGAATACGAACCGACAGCCGTAGGGGCTATATGGTCGCGACAGATCATCCATGAAGGTAGGCGATGGGAAAAGCCAGAAATGGAGCGTATCCTTGTCGCTGTTGACCCTAGTGTGACAGCGGGAGAGAATGCAGACGAAAACGGTATTATTGTTGTGGGCAAGGGAGCAGATGGGCGCGGGTATGTTTTGGATGATGTGAGTTTGAAAGGCACACCTGCACAATGGGCACAAAGAGCCATAGCCGTTTATGACCAATATCAGGCTGATGCTATTGTGGCAGAGGTAAATCAGGGTGGTTTAATGGTCAAGAATACCATCATGGCCGTGCGTCCCAACGTGCGTGTGATAGAGGTAAGAGCGTCAAAGGGTAAGCATGTGAGGGCGGAGCCTATCAGTGCCTTATATAACCTTGGCCGTATATCCCATGTGGGCACGTTTCCTGATTTAGAGGCGCAGATGTGCAAAATGACGGCGGCGGGATATGATGGGGAGGGATCGCCTGATAGGGTGGATGCGCTTGTGTGGGGATTCTCGCAGCTTTTTGAACAGCTTGCCAAGGGTAAGCCGAAGTTTACTAAGCCCGTGGTACTTAACGCCAACTATAGGTTCTACTGATGAGAAGCCTACGCATTAAACAGGAATTCTATTTAGTGTTTTTGCCTTTTGATAAGTCTGAATTTACCACACGATGGGACAGGGTAAGGTTTAGGGCTTTGTCATGGCTTTACGATAAAGGCAAAGGTGATTTTAATGATTTTGGCCATGTGTATATTTTTCTGAAAAAGGCGGATATGTACGTTTGTTTGAGTCGTACGCAATGGGGCTATTATTTGGACGCGCAGCGTATGGGGGCACTGTCTCAATCTCTTTTGCTAACAGAGCAAGAGGCTTTTGGGGTTGTTTTGAAAAAAGAATATCCACAAAGCAACGCCATTGTGTCCGTTAAGACAACAATATCGCCCAAAAGGTTTTACAAGAAGACGATACACAGCGGGAATTTATGTCATCATGTGGCTTGTAATGTCTTAGGTATTGCGGAAAAGATAAAAAGTCCTTATGGATTGTATAAATACTTGGTAAAAAATGGGTCTTTTGTGGTTAAGGAGCATTCAAATGGTTAGCAGTGTTTTGCCTTTGGCGTTTGGAGCAATCGCGGGCACTTATGCCGCCAAAAAACAAAAGAAAGTAGCCCAAAGTGTGGCCAAAGAACAAACTGTGGAACAGGACAAAATAGCGCAAGTGCAAGTGCAGCAAGAAAACACGTTAAAAGACCAAGAAAACGAACAAAAAAGACTGCGAGCTGAGCAATTAAGAGCATTGCGGGGCAGAAGCGGAGCGCGTTCTTTAATTGCAACGGGTGAAACTGGATTATCAGGGTTAATGGGGTAAATTATGTCAAGACCAATAACAAAACCTCTTACTAAAATTATTAAACCACTAACAAAACCAATAGAGAATATCCTTAAACCAGTTACAGGCATTTTAAAGCCTAAAATCCCACAGCCGCAACAGCCCATTATTGAAGCCCCTAGAGGGGATAGGAATGAACCAACAACAGCAACAACCGCAGACATAAAGCCAAATGATCCGCGTCTGAATATGTCTCCTGACCAGATTTTAGCGGAACGCACAAAATTTAGTCGGGTAAGAACCGCAGATATAAAGCCAGATGACCCGCGACGCAGACTTTATGCAATGCCGGAACAATCTTTGTTGGTTGATAAACCTTTAGGAACACCTGTAAGTGGTGGCTTGAAAAGACCACGCTTTAGAGGAATGACCGTAAAAAAATTGATTGGTTAGCATGTTAGACGTTGAAACAGTCTTAAAAAGACACCAAAAAGCCCAAGGCGAAAAAGACGAAAACAGGTCTTTGTTTGAAGAGGTGATAAACTACGTTCACCCGTTCAAAAACACCTATAACAAAAACTCATCGCACGAAGCGAATCAATCAAACACCTTGCAGCATGACAGCACGCCGCTTGTGTCTGCTATCAATTTCATCAACACCCTTTCAAAGAAGTTTACGCCGCAGTTTACGCGATGGGTTGAACTTGAGGTTGGCCCTGGTATGCCTGATGAATACCGCAATACGTTTGATAGTGCCTTGGAAAAAATAAATGAACTCGTGTTTTCGTTTATTGAAACCAGCAATTATGCGGCGATTAAGCCAAGGGTATATTTTGATCTTGGTATTGGCACGGGATGTTATGACATCATGCCAAATCCGAATCGCAATGAAAACCCCTTGCTGTTTTTGGATCAGCCGCTTGTGGATTTAAGCCTTGTTAGTCGTGCCGATGGTTTTATCAGCATGAAATTTATTGATAAAACCGTCAAAAATTGTGACTTGAAAGCCATTTATGGGGGCCAGTTAGATTTAACGGGGGAAATAGAGCGGAGCATTAAAGAAAAGCCTGATGTCAATATCAAGATTGTGGAGGCTGTCTATTGGTCGGATGAAAAGAAGCTATGGTATTTTGAGGTTATTCACCACCAGCTAAAGCACAAGATGCTTAGTATCCCTTACCGTGAGTGTCCACGCATCACGCCGCGATGGTTGACGATACCAGGGCAATCGTTTGGTGTAGGGCCGTTCACGTTGGCTTTATCGGACATTCGGCAATTGAACTCTTTGCGAATGTTAGAGCATCAATCAGCGGCGTTTAGCACGTTTGGGGCCTATACTGTGGCGGGTATGGACACGATGAACCCGACAAATTGGGTTATGCAGCCCATGTCATTCTTTCCCGTAGAGCGAAATGGTGGGCCAGATGGTCCAAGCATTGCGCCGTTTCCAAATGTGGGAAATTTCCAGTCACAGGAATATATGATTTCAGGGATGCAAGATCAGGTTAGGCAGATTATGCTAGATCGTCGATTGCCTCCTGAAACAGCGCAACCTAAAACAGCGTTTGAGATTGCCGAACGGTTGAAAGAACTGGAAACAGACATTGGGGCAGCCTTGCCGCAGTTGTATTATGAGGATGTAATGCCAGCCACGCGCCGTATTGTTTCGATATTGCAAGAAAGTGGTCATTTGAACGGTATTTTGCAGAAAGAGTTAGGGGCTATCAAGGGCATTAACCTTGCGGATTGGCTCAATGGTTATGCTTTAAAGATCAAAATCACCAGCCCTATATCGCGTTTGCAGTCTGTTCAGGATGTGCAAGCGTTAACGCAAGCGTTTAGTATTGTACAAGGCATGTCGCCAGAGATTGCACAAATGGCAATAAATTTTCCAAAAATAATCCATTATATTTTTAACAAGCTAGGAGCACCCAATGGCCTTGTTTTAACTGAAGATAAATTGACAGAATTGCAAACAATGATACAACAGGCGGCGGCGCAGGGTGCGGCGCAAATACAACAACAAAGTCAACCACAACCGTTAGGCGTTGCATGAATTTAGACAATCCTTTGAATTTTACCTTAAAAGGGCAAAAAGAAAACCCTATTTTACAGCAACATAAAAGGCTGGCTTTGGATTTTTACCATGTATTTAATTCCCCAGCAGGGGAAAGAGTTTTGGCGTTCTTGAAATCAAAAACATTGGACCAGCCTTGCTGGAATCCTGGTTATGGAGAGAATGCCGAAAGGACTGCCTATGCACGAGAGGGGCAGAATAATATCGTTCGTGAAATCATCAAAATGATACAATTTGGAAAGGAAACACCCAATGAGTGATGCTGAAAGTTTGTTAGGCGATGCGTCTTTAGCGGCCCCTGTTGCCACCACAGAAGGCCAAGAGCCTACTATTGTTACCCGTCCTGATAATATCCCTGAATCTTTCTGGGATGCAGAGAAAAATGCCCTTAAAACGGATGATTTGTTAAAATCCTATGATGATGCAGAAAAACGCGCCAAAGGATTGCGGGACAAACTGGCTAAAGGTTGGCAGAACGTGCCTGACGATGCCACAAAATATGCCTTTGAATTGCCAGACACTTTTAAGGAAACGTTGGCAGACGGTGAATTAAACGAAGAAATGGTGGATTTTGCCAAAGCAGCAGCGTTTGAGTCTGGCCTTTCTCAAGAGCAATTTAATAATTTTATGGGAAGAATTATTCCCCAGTTACATGAATACGGGATCAACTTAGATAACAGAGAGCCAACGCCTGAAGAGATTGAGGCCCAACAAAAAGAGATTGCCGAAGCCAAGCAAGCAGAATTTCAAAAATTAGGAGATGGCGCGGATAGAATTATTGCCAACGTAAGAGCCAACCTTCAAACCATTAAATCGCAGAACATCTTTACAGAATCAGAGTTAGACTTGATTCAAAATGGCCTAGGGTCATCGGCGGATGGTGTGTTGGTTTTAGATAAGATGTTTACCAAGATGTTTGGGCAAAAGACGGCCATTACGAATTTTGATGTGAAAGCATCGTCTTTTGGTGTTATCACGGAAGATGCTTTAAAAGATCGTCTTGATGATAGAAGAAACGCAACAAATTCAGCATTTTATCAAGAAACCCAACGAATGATAGAGCAATACGGGGAACAAAAAAAACGCATGCAAAAATAGATATTTACAAAGCGTTATTGTTGTTTTATGTTGATAAAAAAACGACCTATTTTTAGGCCCGCATCTTGCCCCTAATAAAAAAATAGCCCTCTCGTTGATCGTGAAAAATCAATTTAAAAAGAGGGACTTATGTCGTCTTTACAGCAGGCCAATAACTTTGCTATTGAGTTTGATCTAAAAACAAAACTCGATGCAACATTAGAAGATACAAAATTACGGAAAATATGCCAGGTTCGTCAAGGTGTTGTGGGTTCAACCACCACGTTTAACAGAGTTGGTTTAATGACGACAAACCAGCGTACAGTGGGTGCTGGCCCGTTACAGGCTCAAGATGTGGCCCAAAGCCACGTTGTTGCGACTATTAGCGTGTTTGATGCCGTCACAATGCTTGATGACACGGAAATGGATCGTATTACATATGATTTGAAATCGTATTTGATTAAAGCAGCCAGATCAGCGGTGATTAACCGTATTGAACAGGTCATTATCAATGCTATGAATGCGGGTGCAAGTGCCACAATTTCAGTGGGTGCGGATGGCACAAACTGGACATTGGCAAACATGATTGAGTTGGCAAACATTTTTGACCGATTGAACATGCCGCAGCAAGGGCGTTACTTTGTTGTTCACCCAAACAGCTTAAAAGCGGCTTTGCAGCAAAGCACGGTAACAAGTGCTGATTTTAACACTTTGATGGCTCTTATGGGGTCCACAGGTGATTTAACGGGCAAATCTTACCTTGGTTTTGAGTTTATTGTCATGGGTAACTTAGATACACCGGAAGGTGGATTGCCGTTTAACGGTACAACAAACGTGCGGACAAACTTTGCTGTTTGTGCGGATCATGTAGGTCTTGCTTTTAA